AGTCTAGAAAGCTTGAATTTGATAATGCGTTTGACATTAATAAATTAGAAGATGAAACATGTGAAGCGATAATTTTAGCTGAGTATTTAGGTATATCCGAAAGAACAGTTAGAGCAAGAGTTCAAGAGTTTAGTGATGAATATCAAACAGAAAAAGGAATTATTACAAGAAAACAAGACCTGGCAGAAAGGCAAAAATGATGTCTGCCAGCACAAAAACACTATCTCTGGCAAAAAGGAAAAAACTCCTATCTGCCAGCTGGCAGAAAAACTGGCAGAAAGGGCTTATATATAGTTGTTGCCAACAACAGCTGACGCATCGTTTGTAGAATAGGGCTTATAGCACGCCCTATTCCAAACAAATGCCTCATCCGTCAGCACATCCTTTCTACCAAAAGAATAATTAAGAAAAGGAGAAAGTAATGAAAATATTTCTAATATTCGATCCACCAACCATTACAGCTCAAATGAATAAAGTAGCAATTGTAAACAACAGGCCGATTTTTTATAAACCTGAAAAAGTAAAACAAGCAAGAGCTACAATCATTACTCATTTAAAACCTTTTAAACCAGAGGGACCATTAGAAGGACCTATTAAGTTAGAAGTTATATGGAGATTTCCAAAAGGTAAAAGATATAAACATAATGAGTGGAGAGTAACTAAACCAGATACAGATAATTTAGAAAAGATGCTAAAGGATTGTATGACTGAGGTTGGTTTTTGGAAAGATGACTCACAGGTTGTCGTTGAGCATGTTGAAAAGTTGTGGTCAAATGACCCAACAGGTATAGAAATAGAAATCAAGGTATTAGACAGATTTAAGGAGGAATAAGACATGGATGTAAAAAAATATCTAAGCAGATATCATAACATGAAACTAAAACTTGAAAAGTTAGAATATTTGCATGAAGATTATATACGTATGTCACATTCTATTCCTGGAGTGCAATTTGATCAGATTAGAGTATCGGGCACTAAGAGCTTTAAAGCACCGTTTGAAAAGTGGATTCATAAAGCAATGGAGGTTCACTATGAAATAGAACAAATAAAGAAGAATTTACAAAATGTCAAAAATGAAATTCTATCTGATATATGTGAACTTGATAATCCTGATTATCAAAGAGTATTGATGTATAGATATATCGATTGGTTAAGTTGGAGAGAGATTGCAGATAAAATGTTTTATTCGTCAGCTTCGATAAGAAGGATGCATGATAAATCAATAGAAGAAATAGCGTTAATTATAAATGGCAAGGATGAGCAAGCCTGAGCAGCCTTGAGCGCTTGTGAAATTGTCAAGAGCATGATATTATTAAAATGAGCAAAGCCATCGCAAGGTGTGCTTTGTTCTAAATTAAAAATAAGCGAAATGGAATACTGGCTTAAAGACCAGCCTAGAAACTATAAAGAATTCATTAATTTGAGTTCTTTTTTGTTTTTGCAGAAATACTTGTAGTATTCCAACTGGTAAAATATTACAGTTTTATATAGCAGTTGGAGTGATTATATGAAAGGAAAAATGCTAGATACTTATGAAAAGTGGGAAAAGTCTGGTCATCTTGATGAAAAATTAGAGGCAATTAAAGAAATGGTGGCTAAACGAGCAACACAAAGACAAGTTGCCGAGTATTTAGGTATATCAGAAAAAACAATAATAAAACTAAGGAAAGTACATCCTAAATTAAACGATGCATTTTCTTATGGTGATGAAGTACTTAAAAATACATTACTTGATGCAATATATCAAAAAGCCATCGGTTTTGAATATGAAGAGTCACAAACAATTATTGAGGAGACAAAGACAGGTAATAAAAAACGAATCACAAAATATAAGAAACGAGCACTTCCGGATGTTTCTGCAATTAAGTATTTGCTTGTGATTCATTTTGGTATTGAATTTAATGAAAAGAAGGCTGAGCTTGAGTTGATGGCCAGACGATTAGAGAAAGATGAGGAAGAATGGACTAATGAACATAGTGATGAAACAAATAACAGAACTCCAAGAGTACGAAAACAATCCAAGAAATAATGAGGCAGCGGTTGATGCTGTTGCTAAAAGTATTGAAGAGTTCGGTTTTAAGGTTCCAATTGTAGTTACAAGTGAAAATGTAATTATTGCTGGTCATACAAGATTAAAGGCAAGTATTAAACTTGGTTTATCAGAAGTGCCTTGTATAATTGCGGATGATTTAACTGATGAACAAGTTAAAGCGTTTAGACTTGCAGATAATAAAACATCAGAGCTTGCTTCTTGGGATTTTTCAAAGTTAGAAGAAGAACTCTCATTAATTGAGATGGATATGTTACAGTTTGGATTTGAAGATTTAGAATCTGATATTCCGGATAACGCAACCGATGATGACTTTGACCCTGATAGTGAAATACCAGAGGTTCCAGTTAGTAGGAAAGGTGACCTTTATGTACTTGGGAAACACAGAGTTTTATGTGGTGACTCGACATTAAAAGAAGATGTCGATAATTTAGTTAATGAAAAGTTAGTAGATATGATATTTACAGATCCACCATATAATGTTGATTACGAAGGTACAGCAGGTAAGATTCAAAATGACAAAATGGAAGATAGCACATTCTATCTTTTTTTATTAGATGCATTTACAAATATGTTTGAAAACACTAAAAAAGGTGGCGCTATTTATGTTTGTCATGCTGATACTGAAGGACTTAACTTTAGAAATGCATATAAAAATGCAGGGTACAAACTTGCAGAGTGTTTAATCTGGGTTAAGAATGCTTTAGTTTTAGGAAGGCAAGATTACCACTGGAGACATGAACCAATCCTTTATGGTTGGAAAGAAGGAGCCGCTCATTACTTTATAGATGATAGAACTCAAGACACTATCTGGGAATATAACAAACCAAGAAGAAACGAAGAGCATCCAACTATGAAACCACTTGAATTAGTAGGTAAAGCAATCGCAAACTCATCAAGAGTTGGTGAGACAGTATTAGACCTATTTGGTGGTAGTGGATCAACTTTAATTGCAGCTGATCAACTTGGTAGGTCTGCATACTTAATGGAACTTGATGAGAAGTTCGTTGATGTTATCATAAAGCGATTTATTCGTTATAAAGAAAGTAACATCGATGACTTTTATAGAATACGAGAAGGTGTTAAAACACCATTAAGTGAGATATTAGAATTTAATCTTTAAATAAAGTCACTATAGTGAAAATATGACTTGCTATTTTGCTTCTTTTATTTATATATAGTAGTAACGAAAAAGAAAGAAGGTAAACTAATGAAGGTTAAATTTGAAAGAAAAGCATTTAAAGAACAGATTGTTCCAGAGGATGATTTTGTAATTGAAACAGTAGTTGAATTACCAATCAAAGAATTTAATAAGTTTTTAGATGACATGCTAGGTGATTATAAATTCATTGAAGAGAGAAAACATTTAATGTATGTTGATAGGGATAATGTTTGGCATGCAATTTATGTAACAGCAAAAGATATTGATTATGGAATCTTAGTTCAATCAGAAGGATATGGTTATGCAAGATACTCAGCATTTTTAAGAAGATGCCATGTTGTAGAGGTCCGTCATGACTGAAAAAAGAATATCCCTTAAAACTTGGATTGAAAGATTTAATAATAATGAATTTGAAAATGAAAACACTAATGTTCAAATTGAAGCTGGCTGGTATGATTGGTTTTGTAGAGATACAAGCTTAAAAAACAAAACCAAGAAGATGGGTCAAATTATCAAACAGATTAAAGATGGTGGCAAAGTTGATTTAAATAATATGTATGTATGGTTTAAAAATAACTGTCCAATGAGTGGTCCACTATATGATGATTTTAGAATTGCAAACATCAACGATGGTGCAACACAATTACTAGTTCAATTGGACTCACCTTGGGAAGATACAAAGTATGTGGTTTATAGTGTTGATGACTTCTTTGATAAACCAGTCTTACTTACAAACTCAAGTAGAGAATTAGTTAAATGGTTAAACGGTGTACTTCAATGAGTGTATTTGAATATAGTAATCCTCATCCAAAAGGACTACTTACAACTGATTGTGTTGTAAGAGCAATTGCACTAGCATTTGATAAAGACTACTTAGAAGTAAGAAGAGAACTAAACCAAAGTAAAAAAGAATTAGGCTTTGGTAGTTACAAAGAAACAAAGTTCATTTATAAATATTTAGAGAGATTTGATAGAATCGTATTAAAAGTTCCAAAAGGAGTACCTAGAGTTAAAGTTGATGACTTTGTAGAATTGTTTAAAGAAGGAACTTATATAGTCAAACTATCGAAGCACATCGCATGTATTAAAGATGGTAAGTTATTAGATACTTGGGACTCAAGTTACCGCTCAGTTTATACAGCATGGAAAATTAAATAAGATTAACGGCTTTAAACAGCCTTTAATTTCAAACACTTAGGCTCCACGTTCGCACGTGTGGCCTTTTTAAGTCTTACTCGGACTTGCGCTCAAACTAACTTATAAAACAAACAGAAGGGAAATTTCAAAATGATAAAATACATTTCAAGCGAGTCAGTCTTTGAAGGTCATCCAGATAAGGTCTGTGATCAGATTAGTGATGCGATCTTAGATGAAATCTTAAAAGAAGATATAGATGCAAGGGTAGCAGTTGAAACTGCAATCAAGGGTAACAAAGTATTTATCTTTGGTGAGGTAACAACTACAGCAAAGGTTAATTATAAATTAATCGCTAGTAGGGTGTTGTTAGATATTGGTTATCCTGAGGAATTTGATATCTTAGTTCATTTATCAGAGCAGTCACCAGATATTGCAATTGGTGTGAATGAAAGATACAACAAAGAACAAGGTGCAGGCGACCAAGGCATGATGTATGGTTATGCAACTGATGAAACAAAAGAAGGCATACCATTACCACTTGCGGCAGCACATGCAATTTCTAAAAAGTTTAAAGAAATAAGAAACAACAAATACTTTTACTTATTTGGTCCAGATGGTAAATGTCAGGTGACGTGTTCATATGAAAATGACCAGCCAAGAGAAATTGAAACAATTGTAGTATCAGCTCAAACAAGAAAGTATGCAGACGAAACTGAAGTTAGTAGAGTTATCTTAGATGAAATCTTAACACCACTCTTTGGAGACATTGAAGATATCAATATTTTAATCAATCCAACTGGTGAGTTTATTATTGGTGGTCCAGAAGCTGACGCAGGTTTAACTGGTAGAAAGATTATCGTTGATACTTATGGTGGTTTTTCTCATCATGGTGGTGGTGCCTTCAGTGGTAAGGACACATCAAAGGTTGATAGGAGTGCTGCTTATTATGCAAGGTATGCTGCTAAAGCATTTGTTGATGCAGGACTAGCTAAGCGTTGTGAAATTGGTGTTGCATACTCAATTGGAGTGGCTCAACCAGTATCACTTTATATTGATACATTTGGAACAGGCATTACATCTGATGAAGATTTACTTTATCTTTTAAAGTTATATTTTGATTTCACACCAGCAAACATTAGAAAAGAACTTGAACTTGATAAGGTTAAGTTTAGAGAGTTATCACACTTTGGTCATGTTGGTAGAACAGATCTTAATGTTAAATGGGAAGATACCGAATCAAAAGCAGAACAACTAAGAGAAGCTTATGGCAAAACCAAAAGAACTGCACAGGTTTTATAAATCGAAGGCTTGGATTGTTGCTCGGACTCTTAAAGTGAACGCCACACAGGGCAAGTGTGAGCGATGTGGTGCGATTGGTGAAGAGGTGCATCATCAAATAAGATTAACAGTTGATAATGTTAATGATACAAACATTAGTTTAAACCAAGATAACTTAGAGTTGCTGTGTAAGGAATGTCATAATAAGGAACATGGTAGGTTTAAGAAAAAAGAAGTATTGTTTGATGATGATGGTAATTTTATAGGATAAGTATTATAAAACAATCCCCCCACTAAGATAAATATATGAACGCTTAGGGTACCGCATGGGTGGGCAATTAAAAAACGCAAGGCCAATTTTTTGAAAATCTGAAAAACATTTAACGAATTAAGTCACACTTGTGGCTTTTTTTGTTGTAAAGTGAGGTAATACTTATGGGAAAGATGAGTAATGTTAATGTTGAATACTTAAGATTAAAATCATTATTTAATTCAGTAGATCCAACTAAAACAGAACTTGTAGATAATTTAATTAACGAAGCAGCATTTATGAAAGTTCAGTTGTCAACCCTTCAAGAACAAATCAAGAAACATGGTGCAGTTCAAATATCATCTAAAGGTAATCAGAGGCAAACAGAAGCTGCCAAATATTACACAAAGCTTGTGAATTCTTATGGAACTGTAATTAAAACTCTAAACTCCATAATGGGCAAGAATGTTATAGACGATGATGATGAGTTCGATAAATTTATGGCACGAATAGAATGAGTAACTATTTATTAGAATACTATGAAAAGATTAACAGTGGTGAAATCCTAGTAGGTAAAGAATTAAAAATCGTTTTAGATGGTTTAGTGAAAGATTTACAGAACCCTAGATACCACTTTGATTTAAAGCCTGGCAATATTAGAATTGATTTTATTGAAACCTTTTGTAAGCATACAAAAAGTCCGTTTAATGGTGAGCCGTTTATATTAGAGCTTTGGGAAAAAGCAGTATTGCAAGTAGCATATGGTTTTAAGATGGCAGATACTAATCTTAGAAGATTTAATGAAGTTATCTTACTCATTGCCAGAAAAAATGGTAAGACTACATTTATTGCTGCTATTGACCTTGCTGAGTTTTTCTTATCAAAAGGTGGTGTTGATATTGTATGTGCATCAAATACGACTGAACAAGCAAACATTCTTTTTGAAGAAATCAATAATATGAGAGAGCAATCTAAAGCACTGTCTAATGAAAGACGAAGCAAAAAGAACATCTTTCACATTTACTCACCAAAGACAAAAAATAAAATCAAGAAGTTATCTGCTCAATCAAGAAACAAGGATGGATATAACATTGAAGTGGGTTGTATTGACGAAGTTCATGAAATGACTGATTCTAAAGTATATGATGCAATTAAACAAAGTCAATCAACAAAAGAAGAACCTCTGATATTCATTATTACAACAGAGGGGACTACAGTTGGTGGATTTTTAGATAACAAGTTAGATTATGTTAGAAAGATGATCAAAGGTGAGATCCAAGATGAAAGAGTCCTTCCTTGGTTATATACTCAAGATTCAGTTGATGAAATTTACCAAGATAAGAAAACATGGCAAAAATCTAATCCTAGTTTAGGGGTAGTAAAAACTCATCATTACTTAGAGGACTTGATGAATAAAGCAAGACATGATTTAGCGACACGCGTTACCATGTTATGCAAAGACTTCAATATTAAACAATTAGAACAAGGATCATGGTTGACATTTGATGATCTAAATAATGATGTAACCTATAACATTGATGATTTAAGAAACAGCTATGCAATTGGCGGTGTTGACTTATCATCAACAACTGACTTAACAGTAGCGTTGTTACTATTAATTAAAGATGGTAAGAAGTATGTGATTCCACAATTCTTTATGCCAAGTGAAGTTATCAAACGCAGGAAAGAGGAAGATAATGTTCCTTATGATATCTGGGTTGAGCGAGGCTTAATTACAGTGACCAATGGTAATCAAAATGATTTTACATTAGTTACCCAGTGGTTCTTAATGATGATTAGAACCCATGAGATAAGACCGCTCTGGGTTGGCTATGACCCATGGAACAGTCAGTATTGGACTAAGGAAATGGAAGAGTTAGGTTTTGAAATGGAAAAGGTTAGACAAGGCATTTATTCATTGTCTGAACCAATGAAACAATTAGAAGCTGACTTAAAGAATGGTAATGTTATTTATAATAACAATCCAATCATGAAATGGAATCTAGCGAACACACAAGCAAAGATTGATATAAATGGAAATATCCAACCATCAAAACTTGGGAGTAAGTATAAAAGAATTGATGGTGCAGTAGCACTCATTATTGCTTATGCTGTTTTAAATAGATATAAACTTGAATATGAAAATATGATTTAATGGAGGTCTCTATGGCCATATTTAAAAGAAAGAAAAAAGAGGGCTCGAAAGAGTCCTTTAAATTAATAAGTGAACTTAATCTACCATTATCAAACTTTGGTTCTAATATATCAAAGTCAGATGTAGTAAAGATTGCAGTTGATAGAATTGCTAGTCAATGTGCAAAACTTAAACCAAGATACATAAAAAAAGAAAATGATAAGACAGTTACAGAGAAATCTGGTAGGCTGTCTTTTCTTTTAAAGCATCAGCCAAATGAAGTGATGTCTACATATCAGTTTATTTATTTTATAGTAACTACACTATTCATGACGGATAATGCTTTTATTTATCCAATGTTTGATAGCAAAACTGGTCAACTGCATAGCCTTTATCCATTAAAGCCAACAATTGTTGAACCTATTGTAGATACAGCCAATAATTATTACTTAAAATTTAACTTTGAAACAAGCGAATCATTTACTGTTCCCTATGAGAATATCATTCATTTAAAAAGATTTTATCATTCTAATCAGATCTTTGGTGGATCCAGTTCAAGTGGTGACCAAGAAGCACTACTTAAAACAATTCAAATAAATGAAAATGTCCTACAAGGAATTGATAACGCTCTTAAGAGTTCAATGCAAATAAAAGGACTACTTAAGATGAGTGCGATGTTAAGTGAAAGTGATAAGAAAAAGCAACTAGATTCATTTAATGAAATTTTAAGAGAGTCAGTTAAGAGTAAAGGAAGTTCGATTATTC